GTCCTTCGCCATCTTATAGGCATCAGCCTTCGTGTCATACGAGACCGAGTACCATGCGTCAGTCGTAGTGCTCTTTTCCTGCAGCTGGTACTTCTTCATCCCCGCACTCCAGCGGAGACGATGAGTGCCATCAGCACTTACCGCGACGACCGTACCATCCTGATGTGGCTTATGAATCGTCGCAGGAACGAACTTCTTACTCGACGGTGCTGATGGCACCGAAAGCGGAGCCTTCGGTGGCTCACCGATCTTCAGCGGTGTCGGTACCGAGCTGGGAATCGTCGGCACGGCGTTGGGCACCGATGACGGCGTGTCCACCTGCGTGTTCTGTGGCACCGACGTCGAGATATGCGTGTTGGAGTCGTGACCCTTGGCCTCAAAACTAGAGATCTTGTGCTTGAGTGGATCGGAGGACGGCGACGAGCTGATGCCGTGTGTCAGCTTCGAGATCCAGCCCTGCTGCTTATCGGTCAGGTTGTCCCACGACTCTTGCGAGTCGATGGCACCGACGGCGTTCTTCAGCTGGTCAAAGGTCGGGCTGTTCATCTTGAAGAAGTCAGCAAGTGCACCCTTTCGAATGAACTTGCCGTCCTTGCCTCGAGGATGCTCCTCCTTGACCCACTTCCTGGTCACCGACGCGGTCAGTGCCAGGTCCATCGCGAACTTATACGACTGCGAGTGATGTGGCTTCGGCTTGTCGGCCGGGACCATCTCCTTGTTCTCGACAGTCGACCTACCCGAGTCGAAGACGTCGAAGATCTGCGGCAGACTTCCCTCCAGTGACGGGTGGAAGTCACCATCACGCATCATCATCGCGATCTGTGGTCTGGTCAACCACTGCGCGTTCATGACCTCCGCGTGATCGACATCAGGTTCAAACTGGCGTGGTGAGGTGGCGGCGATGTTGGTGTATCGCCATGGCTGTGGCTGACCCTCGATCGGGACGACGACCTCGTGTGTCCCCAGGTGCGTGACGTCATCCATGTACCTCTGTGAGACGTGAAGCTCCTCATACGTCTCACGTGCAGCGCCCTGCGTCGGAGTCTCATGCTGATCCAGCGCACCACCAGGCAGCTGCCACTTACCCGTGTTGGAGACGGCGGGTCCCCGCTGGATGAAGAGGAAGCTGTCCTCACCGTCCTCATTTGGTGCCTTGATCATAACACCCGCGGCACCGTACTTACCCCAGATCCGCCACTGCTGATTCTTGACGAGGTAGCTGTCACCCGACTTACCACGCAATGCCGCAGGCAAGATCACAAACTTCTTAGGATCCTTGGCGAGTTCAGCGATCTGCTCAGGTGTGCGACCACCGTACTTGCGCTGGATGCGAGCCTGCTCAGCCTTCTTAGCCGCCGCGATCTGCTCAGGTGTTGGCGGTGACTTCTTCTGCTTAGGAGGTTTGAAGCCAACGAGCTTAGCGATCTCGATGTCAGCCATCTCATGATCGATGAACTTGCCATCATGAGGATCACGTGGATGATCCTTAGGATCCCAATCCTTACTTGGCTTCATCCAACCGTGGACCGCCGCGATCAGGGCCAGCTCTTCCTCGTCAGCGGCTGTGACGTCAGGGAACAGCTCGTATGTGACGCTGCAGCGGCATCCGATGGTTTCATCCAGCGCGCCACGCGGATCACCCGGGTACTGCATCTCAGAGCCACCGACCGTGAACGGCTCAGCAATCTTCCTCGTCTGACCGTCAGCCTCGATGTGCGTTGGCCTCGTTCGGTCATCGTGTGTGGCAAGCCACGACTTCTTGCCGTCCGGATCGACCAGCGCGGCCTGGGCGTATGAACCGGCCTCCAGCGCCGCATGGATCTCGGTCCGAGCGATCATCAGCGCCTTGGAGTCTGAGACGTTTCCGACATGCTTGATGCGGGCTGCGATCTTGTGCACGTCTTCGTCTGAGGCGTAGCCCTGCATTAGCTGGTCACGGACGGCGTCCCACACGTCCTCGGACATGTTACGGAACCGGTTGGCTGCAAACCGCAGGTGCTCCTCGACGAAGTCCTCCGTTAGGAGCAGCTCCTTGGGACCCAAACCAACGTCCTGACGCACTCGCTCGGCACCGTCCAGCACCTGCGTGCCCAGATAGCCGACCAGCGGTCCGTCGACCTGCTGCGCCCACAGGGACGGCAGCTCGTTGAGATCAGAAAGTGAGACCATCGACGAACCGTTACCAACCAGCGCTCGCATGACGGAGCGCCACGCCCGCTGGATCAACCCGGCGAGCGTGTTGGCGCGATCATCCTTCTCATCGCGAGACCACCCCCGTGTCTGCGCCATGTTCACCTCCGGCTAGGCGCGGGTCCCACTGGTCGCCAGCTTGCGCTCGTCGTTGTTGCGGGTCTGCGGCACATCGCCCGGTCGAGCTGTCTGCTTAGCTAGATCATCCTTCTGCTGTTGTGTTGTCGCAGGTTTACCGGCCGTCGGCTTCTCGTTCCCCGGGCCGCTGGGTTGCGGTCCACCGACGGCCGGCGCCTGCTGTCCCGGAAGACCAGGCATGCCCGGCAGCATAGGCTGCGGAGCGGCCAACTCGTCTCCGGTGAGCTTCTCATATGCGGGTCCAGCTAACTGCCCGCCCTGACGAACCACGCCGCGCAAGAGCATATCGTCACGCTCGTCATCGGTCGGCTTGTCAGCCTCTGTGAATCCGGTCTCACGCCTCGTCGCGGCGTCTGAAATGATGACACGATCGTTGAGCTGAAGCGCCAGATCAGACCGGTCAGGCCGCTGGGTCAGCTGACTGGTGTCATACCAGACGACGATCCGGTTGCCTTCCTTGGTCGTCAGCTGCTCGCCGGCCGCCTTGAGCATCGGATACAGGTAACCGACGGTAAGGCAGCGCGTGATGACCTCAACCTTAGGCGCGATGTGAATCTTGATCGCCGACTCCTCCAGCGTCGCCGACGACCAGTAGTTCGTGTTGCCCAGGCCGGTCAAAACCTCCTGGGGCAGGTTCAGCGAGGCGGCCAGGCGCTTGAGCGCGCCCTCACGTGCCTCGAAAATCTTATCATCCAGCGGCGTCGCGAACGTCAGGTGCTTGAACTTGTCTACCATGTCGCCGGGAACACGCAATGGCAGTGGCGCGGCGGAAGCGGGACTGCCCGGGTTCTTAATGACAGCACGCATGACGTCGAGCAACTCGGCGAAGAACGGATCCTGCTGGTCGGCGTACGTTGGGTTGACCGGCAGTGTGACCTCATCCGGGATCAGCCAGACACCGTTAAGCGCGACACGTGAGACCAGCGTCGCCATGATGTAACGGTTGTACATGTCGATCTCGCGCATGGTCGCCAGCGCACCACGTGCCGGAGATGCGGCCTTCCACGGCCACTGCTCATCGCGGTCCCAGATACGTGCGATCAGCGTCTCGCCCGGTAGTGGGATCCAGACCGCGTCGTCGACCTGCATCTCATAGCCACGGGTTTCACGACCCAGCATCGTCTTGAACGTCCGCTGGGAGCGCTTGATCGTCGGCTTAGGTTGCACCGTCCAAACGTGACCTGATGCGTCAGGTTCGGCATCGAGAATGGCACCGACGTACGGCTCGTAGTCAGCACCCGTGATGTCGTGTCCAACCAGGTAACACTCACCCGGAACGGAGAGCTGGATCGCAAACGACTTAAGTAGGGCTGACTGTCCAGCGGGACCACCGGCGAGCTGCTCGATGAGGTCTACGGCCATCCCAGACTCGAGAACCTCGGGCTCATCACCACCCGGTGAGACCTCCGCCACGTTGAGACGACAGCGGCTCAGCGCCTCGGCGAACCAGTTCACCCCGTAGTTGAACTCGCCGAGTCCCTGGAAGAACGCCCACGCCTCATCCTGCCAGCCGTCATAGACGAGCGGACGAAGTAGCTGGAGGTCCTTATCTGATGTGATCATCTGAACCGCGGCGGTCAGTGGCGACACATCATGGGTTACGTTAGCCCGTGTCGTCAGTCCCCGTGACGCACGCCGAAGGTCAGATGCCATTACTCCACCTTCTGTGCGAACCAGCCGGTGAACACCGTCGTGGCCACACCGTAGAGAACCGCGATCCAGATTCCTGGGAACCAGTCGGTCTGGGTGTACAGGACCAGCATTGTGATGGTGGCGACCCAGACCGAAACGCACCAGTCACAGACGATCAGGTAGGACAGTGACTCGCCGAGCTTGCCCCCGTGCGGTCTCCCCAGACCACCGTGCTTAGTGACATACCGCTGCTGTGCGTCGTCCTCGGCGTGCGCGGGGTAGAGATACAGCACGATCGCCTCACGCGGGAGCGCGACCAGCGGCATCGCATCCGTGGTGATGAGCCGTGTCACCCTGTAGACGAAGAGACACAGCAGCACCAGCAACAACCAGGGATTCACGTATCACACCTCAATGGCATCGGCCCCGCTGATGATACGGTACCACATCAGGATGTCCCTGATCAAGTGACGAAAAAGGCGAGATCCGAAGATCTCGCCTTGATCGCTCCCTGGAGGGGAAACTTAGCGGTATGCGCCGGTCGGGTCGTTGGTCCGCAACCAGCGGCGCACCAGGTCTCGTGTGTCGATCGCGGTCTCGGTGATCGCGTTCGATGACAACTTGAAGAGCACCTCGCGGAACTCCTGCCGACATCCGTCGTCTTCGAGCATCTCAACCAGGTGGTCAAGCTGTTCGTACAATTCCTTCTGATTCACCGCACTCACACGCATGTCAGCACCCGTCCTCGTAGATGTTGTCCACTAGCAGCTCTAGGTCCTGCTGTGCGTCGGCGAGTGCAGCCTGCGCGACCGCCACGATGTGTGTGACGTCCGGTGCCGGGTTGGAGGACGACAGTAAGATCCGCAGTCGCTCGGACTGCACGTCTAGAATGCCCTTAACCTCGGCACGTGCCTTTGCATGATCCATCCTGTTCACCTCCTCTACGTCAATAATATCACACATAAGGCGTGATTCGCAGTGACAAACCTACGAACCACGCCTTGGGTGCCGTTAGACGCGCTGCTTGTGCTGCGCGTTCTCCCAACGGCGCCGACACCGCTTACGAGCCGCGTTACCGCGACCGTGATCGCAGTAACGGTGATCAAGCGTGCCGTTAGGGCGGAGATCGGGACCTGTCGTCAGACCGTCCACGTCAGACGTGTCGATCTCAAACAGCAGGTTCTCGTCGTCTCGCACATCCAGCTGGTTCTCTTCACGCAACCAGCGTCGCGTAGTCCCCGTGCGCCGCTGAGACGGCCGGCTGAACTCGCCCTTCCAGTAGGCCTCCTGGTACTCCTTAGTGGAAAGGCGGTTCAAGATCAGACCCCACATGCTGAGGTACAGCCCGTGCAGCTCGTGATCCTTGTACCGATCGGTCGTCGGCTTGAACTTCGTGTAGTCGATGTCAAGGCTCATCTGAGCCATGGCGGTCGCCCAGTCGGCCTTGGTGCAGTAGGCGCGGTACTCATAGTCCGTACCCACAAGCGCCTGAATCTCGCCTAGCGCGTCACCCATGTACTCGGCCTTGAGGATCTCCAGATCCTTGCGCCGACGCGTACGAACCTGGATCACCCGGTCATCACCGGGCGGAATGGTACCTGCAGGCCGAACGGACGGCATCAAGATACCGAACGAAGTCATGATCCACATGTTATCACTCCTATCTCTGTTGTTCCTAGTTCAATAATACCATACATATGACAAAATGTAAACAACATCTTGTCACATTCTTGCAAGAAGCAACGACAGATGAGCGCCACCCGCGGATAGGAGTACGCAGGTGGCGCTCATCTCTTCAAGGTCGCTAGGTGTGGCGTCCCTCGGTCTTACTTACTCCAGCCGACCATTCCCATACTCGCCAGAGCGAGCCACGTGAAGGCATCGAACCCTCGACATTCCGCTTACAAGGCGGATGCTCTGCCAACTGAGCTAACGTGGCGTGGCACGATGACGTTTCTCACGCGCCATCGTGCTTTGAGCGCAACACCAACAGACGGACATGTCCGTGGCTAGTGGACATGGAACCAAAACGATTGCCTTGACTCGCTGGGAGTGAAGGATTCGAACCCTCACAGTCGGGACCAAAACCCAACGTCCTGCCAGTTAGACGAACTCCCAACACTACATTACACCGGAATCAGGAAGATGGACGAGAAGTCGTCGTCGTACGGCGCCGGCAGGTCAGCCTCGTGTTGGCCGAACGGCAGGTTCCTCGCCAGTCCTCCAGCGGCCGAGCAGTTGTAGCTCGTCCACCCACGGTAGTTCCAGTTGTCGTTGTTCTTCCACGACGTGATGCTGTTGTCATATGGGTAGACGAGGTTGACGCATCCCGCCATGATGTGCATCTGCCTCTTCGAACCCGTGTAGTTCGGACTGGTCCAGAAGCAGATGTACCCGGTAGGACACGACGTGTCTGCCCAGCCGGGACTCGCACCAACACCGATGCTAAACATCAGTGCGAACGCGAGAAACCCGTACCTGAAAGCTTTTCGCATCTCACTCCTTCATTAGACGATCGATGCGTACGCCGTGCAGGCATCGAACCTGCGACCCGCTGATTAAGAGTCAGCTGCTCTGCCATCTGAGCTAACGGCGCTAGACGAAGGTCGTCGCAGATCTTTTAGCGACTTTTTATAGGATTTCTAGACCAACCTTCGCTTGGTGCTGTTGCGAGATCCACAACATCGGTACTGCACGCAGCATCATGCTGATCGCCTCGCGTCGTGATCGCAGGAGTCGGACCTGCCTTCTATCGGGTGGGCTTTTTAAGACCTTCTCTAGGGTCCCCTGTACAACGCCGGTTGTCGTCATCACGTTCGTATGCTCGGAGGGACTTGAACCCTCACACCCGTAGGTACCAGATCCTAAGTCTGGCGCGTCTTCCGTTCCGCCACGAGCACGTGTGTAAGAGCGCAGGAATCGACTCAGGTGAGAAAGGCGGATAACACCCGTCATGACCGACCCTTGGCGTATATGCGAGATGGCTGTATTTTCCGCTTTAACGCTCTTACGTGTCCTTCACAGGATTTGAACCTGTAACCTCGGCGTTATCAGCGCCGTGCTCCTACCAGTTCGAGCTCGAAGGACTGGAGCCGGAGTGGGCAGACATGGCGTCCTGACCAACCCCACCCCGACGTATCCCCAGCAGGATTCGAACCTGCGACCTCTTGATTCGTAGTCAAGCGCGCTATCCACTGCGCCATGAGGATATGGTGGGAGCTCAGGTGATCAGCCTGTCTCCCGGAGCCTTCGTCCTCGCCACACCCTTCAGCCCAGGACCTTGCGAGTCCCACACCTAGGGGCGTTCTCCATTGGGCGTCTGCCGTAGAGTCACGGGGAGTCGAACCCCGACTACGAGGGTGAAAACCTCGAGGTCTGCCGTTAACCTATGACTCCAAATGACGGCGACATAGCACGAATGAAAACAACGTGATATCGCCGTCATGTAGCAAGTGATGACCAGCCGTGGCGTCAACGGATTGGGGTCCGCAATACCATCTCAGCCCGGTGTTTCTGCATCGTAAGGCCCCAACCCGACGACCGATACTCCCGT